TTATTTACAGTATGATTTACAGTTAAAAAATTTGTCCAATGTATTTACAGCATTCTTTTTGGTGTCATCTGTACTGTGGACATAAATGTTAAGCGTAGTTTGGATATCGGCATGACCTACTAACATGGATACTGTTTTCACATCTATACCATTTTCTATTAATCTAGTTGCATACGTATGTCTTAATGCGTGAAAATTAATATATCGTATTTGAGCTTGTTCGCATATACGCTTTTGTTCTCTCCTGATAGTTATTTCGGTCATAGGTTGTCCTTTAGCGTTACAGAATACTAATTCATTGTCTGTCCTGATCTCTTTAAGAATAGGCAATAATTTAGTGGGAATTGGCACTATACGATTACCATTTTTTGTCTTGGGTGCTTTTTTATCTATTATATATTCTGAATCGCCGTTATCAGTATATGCTCTAACTCGCTTATAAGATTCACATACGTTTATTGTGCCATTTTTAAGGTCTACATTTTCCCATTTAAGAGCTATTAATTCTCCCATTCTAAGACCAGTAAACAGTGCTGTTAAAAATAATGCTTTATTATCTCTGGTTGATGCAGCTTCGATAAACTTTTCTTGCTCATCTAATGTCATTATAATAATATCTCTAGTTTTAGCTTTAGATGGTGGTATTTTAATGCCTATGCAAGGATTTTCTCTTATAACATCATGTTTTTTTGCATATTCGAAAACTCTCCGTATGGTATACCTCATAATTTTAAGTACACCAGTAGCCATATCATTTTTTGAATTAAAAAAGTTTTGTATATCAATCTGATTTATATCAGTTATGCTTGTTTTACCTATTACAGAATTCTTTATATGAGTGTTATATATGCTCATATATCGTTCGAACGTACTTGCTTGTATGTGTGGCTTCACTTCTTCATAAAGTTGCTTATAAGTCCATTCCGAGAGGGTATAGATATTCTTCTTTAGTTCGTTTCCGTAAATTTCGTGTTCCAGTATGAGTGATTTAATTTTAGCCTTGCATTCTTTTTCTGTTTTTCCGTATACTGATTTAGTTTTACCATTTATTTTTTCTTCGCCTACCCAGCGTGTATATGTTGTGCCATCCTTCTTTTTGAATTCTCTTTTAAAATAACTAGCCAAAACACTCACTCCTTATTATTTTATTGAAATATTGGAGTGCATAAGATATACTTAATTTGAAACGGTATGAGTATAACTCATGCACAGGGGTTTAGTGTTGGTAGCACTAACCCCTTTTATTAGTTATTCCATATTTACCTTAGATGCCTACATTTATGTAATTTCTATATGTGTCAATAAACCCTCTATCCGTTTTAGACAGTTCAGTTTCATAGATACAAAGTTCGTCATTATCCCAAAATCCTATTACATCAAGTAGTTTGCAGGTAAAATAGTTAGCTTCTATTTCTTTGGTATCTTTTTTTAGCCCAATTAATGAAAAATTAGCTTCTTCATATGGATGTAAAAATGCATGTGCTATTTCATGAGCCAATACAATCATCTTATGGAAATATGATAAGGCAGTATTTAACATGATAATCTTCATTCTATACTGATAGTGATAAGCACCAGCAGTGGTAGTACCCCAGTAATCTTCATAAACAATGATATTATTAGCTTTAGCAATTTCATATAAGTTTGTCAAAGAGCCACATTTAGTAATTTCATTAATTTTCCTATTTATAAAGTCTTTATTCAAAAGCAATCCCTCACTATTTATATTTTTTAGGAGTGAATTTCTCCTTACTTTTCAGCTTGGCAATTTCAAGAGCGTGTTGAAGCGCCATTTTATACAGTTCTCTATCTTCCTCTTTAATTTCACCACCATAAGCAAGAGCGTTTCCTTGATCTATGTTATCCATTATTTCTTCAAGAGTTTTGGCAATATCTCGTTTGTTTCGTGCATTTAATTCAAGAGACTTTTCTTCGCGACCAAGTAAATAATCAGTTGTAACATGAAAGTAATCTGCAACTTTTTGAAGCTTATCAGAATTCGGAGCAGCGCTATCCCATTTTCTTATTACTCCCTTTCCAAACTCTAATTCTCGTTCAAGTGCTGTCATGGTTGTTCCCTTTGACTCACATAGACTTTTTATCTTATCAACTATAGTCATACTATTCACCTTTCTAAAATGAAGATATAAATCTTCTAAAAATTATTGACAAGAAGTTTTAAATCGTCTATACTGAATTTAAGCTAAATAAAACGACAAAAATATACAAACAGTAAACAAAGGTTATAGCTAAAAACCAACCCGTTCCCCAACGTGTGTTTATTTACTATGCCCTTATTGACGATTTTAATCTCCTAAACTCAATAATATACTGTTTTAAATCATCTGTCAACATTATTTAGCTAATATATAGCACATTTTATAAAGAAAGGAGAATTAGAATGGCATCACCAAAAACCAAACAATATACATTATTTGGAAAGGAAGTAGCCAAGGCGCTTATCGATAAAGATATGGATAACGCCGACCTTGCAAAAGAGATGGGAATATCATCACCTTATCTAACAGATATCTTAAAAGGTGTAAGGCCAGCAAAAAAACGCAAGGAACAGATAGCTAAAATATTGGGATTAAGCATTGTTATTTAAAACCAGGAGGATACATATGACAAAAAAAGAAGAAGAGCGCTTGTTAAAGAAAGTAAATCAGCTAGAAAAAGCGGTGGCAAAGCTTCAGCTGGCATTTGAAAATAATAAGATTGAAAAGAGCTTCTACACAGTTAGAGAAGTAGCTGAGATGTTACATAGAACACCAAGAGCCATATATAACATGATTGAGCGCGGTGAATTAGACACGGTAAAACTTGGTGGAATAAAGATTAAGGGTGATAGTCTTAATGAATTGTTGAAAGGAGAAACAGCATGAACAAGCAAATGAGTAATGCATTAGCACAAGGAGATCAAACAACAGTTGTTTTGGTTGGTTCAGATAGCAACGATGTAAGAATTACTAGCGTTAAGTTAGTAGAAATGATTAACAGATTTAGAGCAGAAGAGGGTAATACATCCGAAAAAGAACACAGCGATTTAATGAAATCTATCAGAAAAGAAATTGAAACTTTAAATCAAGCTGGGATAGCCCAAGGAAATTTTTCCCCCGGGTCATATTCAGACAAGCAAAATCAAGAAAGACCTTGCTACTCCATGAATAAAGCTGGTGTCTTACAAATGCTTAATAAAGAATCAGCGGTAGTTAGATACAAGACAGTGCAGTACATAGAAAAGCTAGAGAAAGAAAACAAAACACTTAAGAAAGACTCATATATGATTGATGATCCGGTGGAACGTGCTAAGGCATGGATTAAAGAACAAGAGGAGAAAAAGGTTATTGAGCTTGAAAATGCTAAAAATAGAAAGCTGCTAGAAGAACAAGAACCGAAAGTAGCCTTTGCAAATGCCATAACAGCTTCTAAGAATTCTATATTAGTTCGTGAGCTTGCTAGGTTAATATCTCAAAACGGAATACAGATAGGCGAACAAAGGCTGTATAAATGGCTACGAGAGAAAGAGTTTGTAGAAAAGTTTTCATGTAAAGCTACTCAAAAAGCTATCAATTTAAAGGTACTGGAGCTAGTAGAGAGAACTAGTCCAGACAAAGAGGGAAACTTCCATACTAACTTTACTACCTATGTTACACCAAAAGGACAAGCTTACTTTATAGGTAAATTTTTAGAGAACAGAGAAATGAGGGTATAGGAATGAAAAGAGAAGTGATTGAAAAAATAGTAGAGAAAGCCGTTGAGTGTAATTTTATAAGCCTAAGTGATTGCAGCTTATCAAAGGATGAACGTAAGCAAGAAATTATTGAAGTTATTAAGCGTGATATTGATGAAGAAAACAAGAAAGCTATTGAAGCTCTAGTAAATGAATTTGGTGAATATATTCTTGAAGCGGCTGAATATACAACCACAGATGATTCAACAGGTGAAAAAAGACCCCTAACAATAGCAGAAATGGCAGAACTTATTTATGGAGAGTACTGGAGAGTTCAAGGGGAAATTAGTGAGATTGTTAATGAATAGGAGGAGTAGAACCATGAAAGAGAATAACTTAAGTCGGTTTACAACAAAAGAGTTAGTTGAAGAATTGTCAAGAAGAGAAGGTATAGAAAAAACAATTGCTGAACCATATAAAGATGTTGATGTAAAGGTGAATGGCCCAGCAATCATATTGGTGGTTATAGATTAACCAATTCTTGTATCAAAAGGAGTTGAGCAGATGCTTAAAAAAGCTTTAATGCTAGACGAGTTTAAAGAGCTATGTAGAGGAGAACCAAAGCTTGAGATTTTAGGTGATGTTTTAGCAGGCATTACAGCATTTGTATTTATTTTCGCACTGGCGGTGTTCTTATGAGTTGGGGATATATATTAGTGTTATCCACAATCTTATACACATCTTGGAGGATAGGACAACCTAGGATAGCTAGGCGAGAGAGGGAAAAAAGAAGGAGGCTAAAATGAAACACGGTACCAAGCCAACTAAAAAGCAATGCATTTTAATTTCAAGAAGAAAATTAGATCCTAAGAACTGGTTAGTAGAACGTGACACAAACGAGAAGCTAGTTATTATATCTCGCTCAGGCAAACAGAAGAGAGATGTTTATAAGGAGGTCTAATCATGACTAAGAAAGTATGGTTATTTGATCCGTTTACAGCTGAAAGAAAGCTTACTGATTTGAATACTGTAGCCGGAATTACTGGCAGAACAATAAATTCCGTGAGAGGTTCCATAGGATGCAAGCTTAAGATTTTAAACTGTTACTTATTAGAATTAGATACACCACTAAGCGCGTTTAGAGAGTTATTAGCAAAACAGATTATACCTGATGAAGTTTGGAGAGATATCCCCAACAGTTTGTGGCAGGTGAGTAGCTATGGCAGATATAGATCGTATCTAAGATGTCAGCCCGATAGATGTGTTTATAGACTACCTTTCTATGGAACAAAAAGCACAAGTCAGACTATGGCAATTAAGATTAATGGAAAAAGGCAAGAATTTAGAGCTCAAGAATGGGTATATAAGCTATTTGTTGGAGAAGTTCCTAAAGGACATGTTATTTATCATAAAGATGGCAACAAAGCAAATAATAGGGTTGAAAATCTAGGTGTCATAAAAAGAAGTAAGCTTATGCAAATACAGTGTACTCCGGTAAGAGCAGTAGAAGTTCAACAGATAGACTTAGATACTGGAGAAATACTTGCAGAGTATAGCACATTAAGGAAAGCAGCCAAGGCCAATTATACAGATACAAAAACTTTAAGAGATGCAGCCAAGAAGGAAAGGCCTGCGATAGGCTTCATGTGGAAAATAGACCAAGAAAAAAGCATTATTTAAGCGCCAACTTAAATAATGCCAATAAGAAATAATTATCGTATTTATTATACCACAGAAAGGTTGGTATGCAAATGAGAGATGTAAGAAATTTAATAGTAGAGTTAACAAATAGTGAAAAAGACTTCTTGATTTATATATTGGACAAGCTTATCAAGGCTAAAGGCTACAAGCTGATAGTGCTTCGAGACCAGCTCGTAAAGCTAGGCTATGCTGACAAGACGATTAGAAACGTAATAAGGCTACTTGCTGTAGCAGAAATAATAAAACATCACTCTACTGGCAGAAAGCAAGAGCTTATAAGTGTGTGTGGGATAGCTAGTTTCTACAATTTAATCAAAGAGTTAGGGGTGAGGTAGATGTCTGATGATCCATGCAGATGGTGTAGCGACTACCCTTACTGGTGCAGAGGTAGATGCAAAGAGAAAGACATGTACATAAAGGAAGTAGACGAAGATGTGCCAGTAGTGACAGCAACTAGAAAAGTACGAGTAATTATAGACATAAATAAGAATGGAATAAGAAGGGAGAATACATATGCCTACAATAGACGAGAAAGCAAGCGTAACAAACGAAGCGGAAAAGCAAGAAGTGTTTAATATGTTTGTGGCTAACATGGTTAATGTGGATATTTGCAAAGCTACAGGATTAACTTACAACCAAGTTATGGACTATAGAATCCGCTATGAAAAGAGGTGCCATGGTGAAGCTTAGTACACAGCTAGAGATATATAGGAATCAAAATGCTATTAAAATGCTAAAAGCAAAGAATAGACAACTTAAACGAGTAGGCAACAAGCACATAATTGTTCATTTAGAGGTGCCTAGAGAACTGGATTATCAAGCTAACTATATGGGGCAGTGTGATTGTGGGTGCCACAAGGACTTATACAAAGGAATGAGCGTTATAATGCATGGCAATAAGATGATACACATTGATTGCTTAGAAGTTTATTTAAAGCGTAATTTGGTGGTGTTATAGATGGGGAAAGTAATCGAAACGCTATGCCTAAATGGGCCTAACCAAGGCATACATAAAGTTGAATTAGATTACACGCAAGAGCAAGAGGATGAAGCTAAGACTAAGTTAGAGGTTAATTATGAAGGGACTATATATGCAGGTTGGTGCCGAGATTGTACTACATTGGTACCAAAGGGAAGCGAAGCCTACACAAAGAATGTAGATGGATTAGGCAGGTTGCAAGTAGATGTGTTTCATAAGCATTGTTTGTATTGAGAGAAAAGGAGAAGATGTTATGAATAAATCAAAAGTAGTGTTGATTAATATTATGGATGTAAGTGGAAGTGTAGGGCAGACAAAAAAGAATATGGCTAAATTGTATATGGATACATACAAGGGATTTTTAAGTGGTAATTATGAAACTGTGGAATCAAGATTTGTAGCTCATACAACGGTAGCTAAAGAGGTGAGTGAAAATGACCTTTTCTATAGAGGGGAAAGTGGTGGAACGTACATCAGTAGTGGTTATGAAAAAGCTTTAGAAATTGTAAAAGAATATGATACTGATAATTATGATATTCAAGTGTTGCAGTTCTCAGATGGTGATAACTGGGGAGAAAATAATGATGAATCAGTAAAATTGTTAAATGAGTTATGTCAAAACACTGGGTTAGTACAATATCTTGAAATAAGAAAGAGTACATACACGTCTACGATCATGAGTAGATACCAGGAAATTAGTAAAGATAATTTGTATTTAGGAAAGATAAGCCGTTTAGATGATGTATTTGATAGGTTAAAAGAAACAACTAAACTGGAATCAAAAATGGTAAAACAGGAATGGTCTAAATGGAGTGACTGTTACACCGACTTCCAATATAGGGAAAAAGGAAAACTTATCGAATGTAAATTCAACGATGGAATACATACTTTTGCTAAATGCTTACCAGAAGATGAATTTAATTTACAAACTGGACTTGAAATCTGTAGTAAAAAGTATCAGCTTAAAAAACTGGAAAAAGAGCTCAGGCAGTTTTAGTTAAGTATACAAATTAAGGGGTGACAACTTGTACAGATATACAGACAAGGAAATTACAGAAATAATCAAGTCTGCCAAGGTTGTGGTAGATACTAGAGAGCAGAAATGCGATCACATACTGAAATACTTTGACAGCAAGAAGATACCATATGTAAGAGAAAAGCTAGAATACGGTGATTTTACGCTTAAGGTAGAAGCTCCTAGCGTAGCACGTGACTTTTACTTTGGTGACATATTAACTATAGAGCGCAAGGCTAATCTAAACGAATTAAGCGGGAATTTAGCGCATGAGCGTGAACGCATGATTAAAGAGTTTAGCAGAGTACGAGGACAGCTAATATTGCTGATTGAGAACGCTACATATGATGACATAGTTAATCATAACTACACAACACAGTATAAGCCTAAAAGCTTTATAGCTACTCTTAAGACATTTGAGAATAGGTTTGGGTTTAGTACCCACTATCAAAAAGACAGCAAGTATACAGGACATTACATATATCAGACATTGATTTATGCTTTAAGGAACAAATTGAAAGAGGGGGCGTTTTAGTGAATATTAGGTTATTAAAAGCAAGTGAAATAGAGTGTAGAGTGCAACAAGTTAAAGAAACTGGATGCAGCTTATTACTTTATAAAGATGCTAGGTGCGACATGAAGATATTAGATGAAACATTTGGGTGCTTAAATTGGCAAAGGAGCCATGATCTAATAAATGGGAATCTGTTTTGCACAGTATCGGTTTTTAATGAGGATATAGAACAATGGGTTTGTAAGCAAGACGTAGGAACAGAAAGCAATACAGAGAAAGAAAAAGGGCAAGCCAGTGACTCATTCAAGAGAGCTTGTTTTAATCTAGGCATTGGTAGAGAGCTTTATACAGCCCCTTTTATATGGATTAAATTAGACTCTAGTGAATTACAAAATAGAAATGGGAAGTATAGCACCAATGTGAAATTTAATGTTGCTGAAATAGGCTACAACGATGACAGAGAGATAGTAAGGCTTGTAATAACAGACAACAAAGGGAAGGAAAGATACACACTAGGTCACTCTAAACCACAAAACCATGAAATAGTGTTAACAGATGATCAAGTTAAAGAGCTTTATAAGGTGGCTGGAGATAAGCAGGTTAGTAGTTTGGTAGTGGATAAGCAGGTACAGAAGAAATTCGGGTGCAAGGTGCAGGAATTAACCTTAGCTCAATATAAATTTATGTTAGATGGATATGAAAAATTAGAAGCGAAAGAGGGTAAATAGATATGAACAATGTTGTTTTAAAAGGTAGACTTACAAAAGATGTAGAACTTAGATATACACAAGCTTCAGAGCCTAAGGCTTATTGTATGTTTGGACTAGCTGTGAACCGTATGAAGCAAGGTGAATGTGACTTTATTAACTGCAAAGCATGGGGCAAGACAGCAGAGTTTATTGGCCAGTACTTCAAAAAAGGTCAAGAAATACTTTTACAGGGGCGCATTGAAGTTAGTACACAAGACACAGATGGAGTAAAGAAAACTTTTACTAATGTAGTAGCTGAAAGAGTGGAGTTTTGTGGTAGCAAAGGAGATAATCAAGCATCTAATACAGATGGCTCAGCAGGCTTTACACCTACTAACTTTGACGAGGACGACGACTTACCATTCTAGGAGGTAACTATGGAGGGATGGGTAAGATTACACAGAAAACTTCTTTCCAGTAGCGTTTTTGAAAATGAGAAGCTTTTAAAAGTGTTTATATGGTGCTTATTAAAGGCTTCTCATAAGGAGCGCGATCAAGTTGTAGGGCTTAATGCTATAGAGCTTACACCTGGGCAATTTATTACTGGAAGAAAGAAAGCGGCAAGCGAATTAGGACTAAAAGAAAGTACTACAGATAACTACTTAAAGGCACTAGAAAAACTAAACATAATATCAATGAAAATGAACAGCAAATATAGGGTTGTAACCATTGAAAATTGGGAGCTATATCAATCAAAAGATGAAGATATTGACAGCAAAGTAACAGCAGATGAACAGCAGATTGACAACAAAGTGACAGCAAATAAACAGCAAGCTGACACAAACAAGAATGTAAAGAATGTAAAAAAAGAAAAGAATAATAATATATGTCGTTTCACTCCACCCACTCTTGAAGAAGTACAACTTTATTGTGAAGAGAGAAGCAACGGAATAGATCCTCAAAGATTTATTGATTTCTATTCTTCTAAGGGATGGAAAGTTGGTAACACAAAAATGAAGGATTGGAAAGCAGCTATTAGAACTTGGGAAAACAGAAATAAGAAATCAGAACCTGTTGTATCTAATAACGCTGTTAACTTAGATCAAAACGGATATATGCCAATTGACGCAATGTAGGTGATTAGATGATTTTAGAAGATAAGCATATAGATAGTACCGTAGCTTGTGGTCTATATGGTTGTACGGATACAGGGCAAAAATTGCTTGTTAATTGCTATGATGATATGGATTTTGACAAAGGACTACGATATAGCAAGTCTATAGATTATCTTAGTAACAAAGCAAAGGTAGGTATAACGCACAACCCTTTGACATTTGAACGGCTTTCACCTTTCCCAATGGGAATACATAGGTGTAATGAAGATAGGAGTGTACTTTATATAACAACAAATGAGTGGGATTTATTAACCATAGCCCAAGTAAGACCACTTGAATACAACGTTATAGCTTTGATTGACAACTTAGATGAATATGTGTCTATAAGCAATGCATTTGATTTTATACACGAGTTTAACAGAGTGGTGTTAATTAATACATCCGACACTCAAAGATGGCTATACGAAGCAAATAAACGCATATGTAACGACAATGTAGAAGTTAAAACCATAAGTCTTAGCTACTTAAGAGACTGTAGGTCTGTAAATGAGTTTTTAGTCAAGTATGGTGAAGAAGCTACAAGTGATATGCTGGCAGCGTTAATGACTGATTTAGAAGATGTAAGTATACCTGGTGTAACTGATATATCGAGCGTGAAGTCAGAGGACAAGACTAAAATACGGAAGTATTTCACTCAAATAGACATGATAGATGGTAAAACAGGAGGCCTTGAAAGTGGTGGGTTATGGCTAATAACAGGACACACAGGAAATGGTAAAAGTGAATTTGCAATGCAGCTTAGTTTGAGTGTGGTACAGCAAGATGGAAAGGTGTTTTATTACGCTGGTGAAGAAACAAAGGAAAGGTTTTTAAGTAAGCTAGAGCTTAAGCTTGCAGACCAAAAAGACATAATTAAGACTCCAAGAAAACTGTATGGTGGAAGGTATTCAGCATTTGATTTTGATTACTCGGTTACATATGAAACAGATCATCAAATTAAGAAGTGGCTTAAAAACAAATACTTTATATTTGATGGTCAATTCAAAAAAAACAATCTAGTAGACAGCGTAATTGAAATGCTAGAGGGTATGCATAAAGAAAAAGGTGTAACAGTATTTTTCCTAGACAACCTTATGACTTTAACATGCGAAATAGAAACCCAAAAACTCAATTCCATACAAACAGAATTAACCAATGCTCTTGTACAGTTTTGTAAAAACTACAATGTTACAGTTGTATTAGTAGCACATCCTAACAAGTCTAGCGAACTAGACATACAGAATAAAGACGTATCAGGATCATTTAACGTAGTAAACCTAGCTAGTGTAGTAATTACAGTTAGAAGGGCAACAGCCGAGGAAATGCAAAAGGCAGAAGCTGGTGGACAACATATTTATAACAGTTATATTAGCTGTACAAAGGATAGACCTACAGGAGACACATTTAGAATCGGAGCTGATTTCGATACTGTTAATAAAATATTTATAGCAGGCGCTAGGCCACAATACACTTGGAAACCAGAGCAAGTGGAAAAGATTAAACAACTAATAAGACAGGAAAAATTTCCATTTTAAAGGTGATTAGATGCTAAAAGAAAGACAAATGTTTGATGATGCTTACAAGTGGTTAGAAGAAAATTATGATAACACCGACTTTGATAAATTATCACAAGAGCTGCCTAATATATGCAACAGATACAAGGGAAGCGGTTTATGGCAGAGTCTAGTTTATGCAGTCCTAGACCACTTAGAAGCTAAAGCAAAGTACGAAAGGAGTAAGCAACATGCCAATACGCAATCCTAATAGGGCAAGAGAGGGAATTGTTATAGCTAAGTACATAATCAAGAATAAATGCACTTTAAAAGTAGCAAATGAACAATGCTACCCTAACATATCCGCATATGCAGCACAAGAAAGGCTGTATTTAGTAAGCAGAGTTGATAAGAAACTATACGACACAGCTAAAGAAGCACAGAAGATAGCAGTTATTGCTGCGAGGTCTGATAAGAGTAAGCTAAAAGAAAAGCCATGTCCTGAGTTTAAAATAGAGCTGGACGAAGCAGTGCTTAAAAGCAAAGCAAGAATTGTGTGGATTAAGAATAACATTAAGGCAGGCAACATTGTTGATTACAGAATAAGCTATGACAATGTAGTTGAAATAGAAGTAACAAGGACATTTAGCAATTATTTTTATGGCAAAATTAAAGGCTGCCTAGAGGAATGTTATTACTATCAGCATGTAATTAAAGTGGTTAAGTAACTCAAAGTTGATTTTTATTATACGAGGAGGAATAGATAATGCCAAATTGGTGTGAGGGAACATTAAAAGTAAGAGGTAGTAAGGAAGATATTATCAATTTTCTAAAGAATGGTATTAAACCTATGGGACACTTTTCAGATTCAGAAGAAGCCGAGATTAAAGAAGAAGAGTATTTCATGATTGTAAAAACTGGCAAGAGTGGATTTTATCTTAATGACTCAAGGAGAGGGTTCATAGAAGAAGATGAAATATGGTTTGATTATGAGCAAGATGTATTGGCTCTTGAGTATAAGCAAGCATGGGGAATAGAAGCCCATGAACTTGCAAGCATATCTGAAAAATACAATGTAGATTTTAAGATTTATGGATATGAGAGAGGTATGGAATTTAATCAAGATATTGAAATACACAAAGGTACAATCATAAAAAATGAAGAAGTAAAGTTTAAAGATTACACATGGGAATGTACTAATCCCAATATTGGTGGTTAAAGCAAAATGTTGTTTAAGGAGTGAGAATATGGCAGTACCAAAGTGTAAGGAATGTAAATACATGTATGGACCTAAATGCCCTAACCGAACTTATAGGAGATGTGAGCATCCAGTAATTACATGCAGGTACATAAGAGGAAATGAGCATAGTACAAGTCCTAAGTGGTGTCCACTTAGAGATAAATAAAAGTGTTTTTTTAAAGGTGGGATAGCATGGAACTTAATAGAAGTGATCTAAGAGTTTACGTTGATAGAGAGAAGTATAGTGAAAAGTATCCTCGTAAACTTAGAGAAAGTATTGTAACTGTTATTCATCAACCAACAGGAGTGAAAGTTACTAAGAGGGGAATGAGCCAACCTAAGTTATTTGATGAAGCAGTAGAAGAAATTAAACAGTTAATACGTAAATAAAATAACTTTTTGAAAGGGTGAGAATATGGCTGATATAAATACAGTAACAATCTGGATACTTGACGGAGAAACGGAGCTTAAAGAGTGTGACTATGTAGAGATAGAAACAAAAAGTGGAGAAAAAGTAAAAGGTGAAGTTTACATTTTGTACGATGACAGCATTCACATTGAAAGTGAGCAGCTTGGTGACAGCATAACAATTGACAAAGATAATATCAAATCAATAATACGTACAAATTAATCTTTTAGTGAGGTGAGAGTATGAAAAGGTATTTTGATCTACAAGGACTACGACTTACAGCTGAGCTTGATATAGTGAATGGAAGTGATGCAGCTACAGCAGGTATAGATACATTCAAGAAGTATTTCAAGTGTGATGATGTAAGAGAGGTTGATAGAGTTGAGTACAAGAGACTAAGTAAAGAGTATCAAGGATAGAAGTAATGCAAATTGACTTTTGTTTAAGTAAAAAATAAAAAGAAAAGGAGTAAAGAGGTTTGTCCGGACAATAAACAGCTGTTTACTCCTGTGCTGAAAATGAAGAGAGATATAATTTTAAGCTTATTTGACTTAACAGGGAACTGGAGTAAACCTTACAGAGAAAATGGATTTGAGGTTATCCAAGTAGAGTTACAAATGGGTATAGACATACTTGATTGGAAGTATCATCTTATACCTAAAGAAAGAGTGTATGGTATTTTAGCAGCTTGTCCCTGTACAGACTTTTCATTAAGTGGTGCAAGGCATTTTGCTAGAAAGGATGCAGATGGGACTACAGCAAAAAGCATTGAATTAGTAAAGAAAACAATGGAGATAGTAGAATACTTTAAGCCTAAGTTTTGGGTTATAGAAAACCCAATGAGTAGGATACACAAACTTAACCCAGAGCTAGGAGAGGTTAAATTCAAATTCAATCCATGTGATTTTGCAGGATATTTAGAGGGCGAAGAACAAGATGAAAATAGATACAATAAAATGACATGGCTTTGGGGTGAGTTTAATACACCAGTAACTAAAAGAATTGAACCATTTTTTAAAGAATCTCCAATGTGGACAAGAACTAGTGCTACAGGCAAGAAATTTAGAAATGCAAACGACAGATCAGCTACTCCTATGGGGTTTGCCTGGGCATTTTATGAAGCAAATCATTAATATTAACAAAATGAATTTTGGGTAAGAACTTTGACAACTGAATATTGGTTAGTGGTATACTCTTCTAAAGGGGAGATGCGCATGTTTAATGAGATATGTATATATGAGGCAAAAATCGATAAACAAGAAGAAATTGAATTGCTGATGAAAGAAGTTGCAGACTTTTATACAAGCCAACAAGGTGTAATTGAGGTAAAATATATTAAAAGAACACATAGACAGAAAGATTTTAATGCAGTTAAAGAAGGAGAACTACCTATTAGGTTAACGAAGAATGTAGGCAAAGTAACTTATGTTTTATATTGGGTAGTTGAGAATGAAGAGGTGCATGCGAGAGTATCTAAGCTTGGATTAGAGCAATTTTACAAGAGATGGAACAGGTGCCTTACGACAATGCCCAAGATCATACTAGGAGAGAATATTGTATAAAGCGTTAAGTATCATATATAGTACAGTTATAATGGCAAAGTAAAAAACCACTAACTAATAAACAGTTGGTGGTTTTTTGTTTGAAAAAATAAGAATTTGAAAGGGTGATACGTAGATGATGGTTGTAGTTGATGTACTTTGCAGGATGGACGATGAAGATGCAGTTCGTATTGTAAATAGTAGTGGTATACACATATATTATGGTTCAGTAAAAGAATGTAAACGTGAATTTGATGAAACACATAGATTAGTAGTTGGGAGACTAAAACCAAAAGAAAATGTAATGCTGATAGAGACAATGATATAAAATCCAAAATTGTAAAGGAGAAAGAGTATGAATAAAGATAGATTAATAGTATGGATAGTAGAAGAAATTGTAGATGATATGGAAAATCAAGATGCAGCAAAAGAGTTATTGGAAAAAGACGAGGTTAACGATTTCTTAGATGATATTTCACAAAAGATAGGTGACGCACTTTCTGAAATTGAGAACATACAAGGAATAGATGTAATTGATGAATGTAAGGAAAAACTTAATGAAGTTATAAAAATGCTTTACTAATTAAAATCAGAGATTGTTAAAGGAGTTGATAATATGAAGGCTAAAGATTTAGCAGAAAAGTTGTTGGAGTACCAAGACTTTGATGTACAGTTTAATTTTACAGATGGGTTTTCAAAGTTCCCAAATGTTAGACATTTTAAAGTTACAGGGATTTCTGATATTGGGCATAGTGATAAAGTTTTAATTCTTGACGGTGTAGAAGATTAACAAATATAAGTTTTGGAAGGTGAAAAGATTATGGAGTCAATTAAATGTAGATGTGGTAGCACAAATATGGCAATGATGAAAAAGAAAGCATCAACTCAAACAGGTTTATATTGTAAAGACTGTGGTCAATGGCAAAAATGGTTAGGTAAAAAGGAAATTAATAAACTAATACTTAATGGAATTGAAATGAAAGAAGTGTAACAAATCTGATTTTGGGAGGTACACATGGAAGCATTTTTAAAGTTTTTCAATAGCATAGCTGATGATAACGGATTTAATTTAGAAGTGTATTATTCAAGCATTGTGGACTGGAGTATTAAAGTAGGATATAAATGCACTAATAAGAATCACGGAGAAACTGTTATTGATGTACAAGATTGCGATATGGAGTTTGCTTTTGCAAAAGCACAGGTTCAATTAAAAGAATGGATGATTAAAAATAAAGGTGGGTATTAAATACATGGGTGCTGGCTTAGGTTGGCACCTTCTACATAGGAGGAAATACATTGGATAAATACATGAGTATTATTACTAACTTTGGATGCCATGGAAAGTGTCCGTACTGCATAGTTAGAGAAAATGGCATAGATGTGCCAGAAACAACATTAGAAGGACTCGATTCTTTACTAACAAGATATGTAGAAAACGATTGTAATTTTATTTCTCTATCTGGTGGTGGTGATCCATTGCATGAATTTAGACAACACATGGACTATTACATGAAGTTATTTAAGCTTACAAGAGCGTTAGACATACCGCTAGAAATGCACACTAGTTACCTGGATGCTGGATTTGCCTTCCCAGTAGAAGAATTTAGTAGGGTTGTATATCATCTTAGAGATATAAATAAACTCAATAATGTTGATAAGTTCGGGATGGAGATTGTAAGAGTTGTTTTTGTAGTTACAGAAGAAATGACAGTTAAAGATATTGATTACATTCAAATGTTTGTAGAGGAATCAGATAAGATTAGTGAGTTGAGTTTTAGACAAATGGTCGGTCCAAACTTTGAAACTCAATACTGGTTACATGATTACCTTAAACAAGGACATGAAGAGGGGAAATGGCATTACATAGAGCAGAATGATTATAACTTATACTACGTGAATGGACAGGTGTACGAGAAGTTTTCGGATATACACAAGTAATCAAATTCGACTTTTAGGAGTGAAAAGTATGATAAACGAAGAAAACGTTATTTTCTTTAAAACAGGACAGAATGAAGAAATAATCAGAAAGGGTAATATTGTAGAAATAATTACACCTGTAGGACAAGATAATATTACTGGTAGGGTCACAAGTTTCAGTAATGGTCAAATTTATCTTGACTGTAGCGAGCTATATAATGCAGATTTGAAAGTTCTAAATTTTAACGAGGTTAGGAGCATTGAAGTTGTAAAATAATTAATTTATAACAGCTAGTGGTAAACAACTTGGGGAAGTTAAATATTACTAGTTAGGAGATTTAAAATGAGTAGAATATTTATTTATATTTACTTATAATTATTCATTTAAATAGCTACTAAAATGCTGTAAAAATGGTTAAAAAATAGAACAGGTTTTTGAACAACAAAACTGTTAGTTTTATAACAGCAAAAGTAACAGCAAAGCAGTGTGAAAAGTAACAAGCTTTACACTATGGCTATCATACAGTTTTAGGCTACTACATAACAGCAGAATGACAGCAAGTTAACAGCAATTATAACAACAAAGTAACAGCAAAACTACACAGAACTTGACAGAAAGTTGACACAAACAAGAATGTAAAGAATAAATAATAAAATAATATGTGCATTTCATGCACGCTTTTTATAAAAATTGTGAGGTGACTTATATTTGACTATTAAACAAAAATTGCAAAGATATGCAAACTTACTAGACCAAGCAAGAGAATTAGAATATAGAATAGCAGAAATAAAAGAGCACATGACTAGCGTAAGCAGTACTAACTTTGATAACATGCCTATATGCCATGGGAATAATGATAAGCTTACAGAAGCATTATGTAAGTTAAAAGACCTAAGAGATAAGTATATTGAATTATGGGGGAAAGTAGCCGAGGAGGAGTTAGAAGTAATAGACATGATTAGCAAGCTAGACTATCAAGAACAGAAGCTAATAAGATTGCATTACATTGATTGTAAGCCATTAGAAGAGATATCCTGTATACTAGGATATACATACAGGCATACATCTAGGATATACAAGAGAATCTATGAAAAGCTAGAAAAGATGTCCTAGCATGTCCTATGCATATATGCTAGTATTATATTATAAAGAATCTAGCAAGAGCTAGTGAAGATCTATTTAATAAATATCTAACTAAACAATAGAGGTACTCAATCGCAGAGTATCTCTTTTTTATTTCAAGAAAGGATGTGAGCAAATGGCAAGAGAATACAAGCGAGGTTATAAACAAGATAAGCCACGTAATGCAGACGGTACGTTTGCTTACTGTGAAGAGTTAGAGCAAAGACAAATAGACATGATCCATGAACTTATAAGCAACGGAGGACACAAGACTAAAGCATGTGAGACATTAGGTATTCCTAGAAGTACTTTGTACAAGTGGCTAGATAATGAGAAGTTTAAGAAAGCTTATCAAACAGCATGTGAAAGATTGTACGAGGAAGGATTGTCGGATGCTATTAAAACTACGTTAAAGCTGATGAAGTGTCAAGATAGCAGAACAGCATTAAAGGCTTGTGAGAACATTATGAAGCTAAATGGATACTTAGACACGAAAGTAGACGTAACGCAAAACCCTAGCGAAATTGTTATCACACTGGCGGACAGTAACGATTAGATGTTACGTAACTCTTCGCGATAGCTTTCTTTAGCGAATAGTAACATAAAGAATATGAAAGAGTGTAGCCTTTGATAGTCATTGGTTGCGCTCTTTTATTATGTTTAGCACACTATGAATTAGTTTTCGTTTTTATCGTTTTAATATAAAAGTAACACTGCTACTAAACAAAATAGCATATTGGCGAAGATGGTGTGTGCGTAGATGGGGTACACCACCCTTGACATATGACTGGGGCGGGCGAATAGTTGCTCAAAATATTTTTACACAAAAATAACCCTAGCTATCACGCTCGTACAAGTGCCTTAGTATTTACCCTAACATCTGAACATTGAACACTATAAAACGTCTATACGACGCTCACAATTAGCGAGAGACACGAAAGAAGGTGATACATTATGATAACAGCAATTATACGAGATGATGGCTTTAGAATATATGGCCATGCTTGTTATGCTCCTAGTGGCCAAGATGTGGTGTGTGCTGGGGTGAGTGCTTTAATTGGTGCAGCCTTGCAGATGCTTGATTGGATGATTAACGAGCAGGACAAAACTAAAGGATTAATAGATGTTACAGTGAGCAATAGTAATTATGGTGACAGGTTAGACGCTGTTATTTTAATGCTATATTACGGACTATTAAACATACAACAACAGTACTCGAACTATCTAAGCGTGGTGATTGACACATGGAATTAAAACTAGACCCACAAATATTCAATGATGCTTATTTGCCTTACTTGTTCGACTACTCTCACCGTTATGAGTGCTACTATGGTGGTGCCGGTTCCGGTAAGTCGCACTTTGTTTGGCAAAAGCTAGTTCTTAAAGCTCTTAAGAGTAAGAGAAAAATACTTGTAGTGAGAAAAGTAGGCAATACTCATAGAGATAGTACTTTTCAAATGTTAAAAGATACCCTTAGTTTTTTTAAGATTTACGATCAATGCAAAGTGAATAAAACAGATATGACTATAGAGCTGATGAACGGCTCTATTTTTATTTTCAAGGGTATGGATGATGACCAAAAAATAAAGTCTATTGCTAACATAACTGATATTTTCTATGAAGAGGTTACAGAGGGTGCACTTGATGAGGTATCTCAACTTGATTTACGTCTAAGAGCAAAAGTTGATAATTTACAAATGTACTTTGCCTTTAACCCTGTAAGTAAAGATAACTTTGTGTACAAGTACTTTCACAGAGATGACCCTGATACTACTCCGAGTAATATGTTCGTGCTTAAGACTACATTTAAGGACAATAAATTCTTACCACAGTCTTACATTGACTCATTAATGGCTATGAAAGATAGCAATCCAATCTATTACAAAATCTATGTAGAAGGTGACTTTGCTACACTTGATAAGCTTATATTTGCCTATGAGATTAAAGACTTTGATTGGCGTGAGAAGCTTAAAACTGGAATCGCTTGTTTTGGCATGGACTTTGGATATACTAATGACCCCGCTGCATTCAGTGCCTTTGTAGTAAATGAAGATCAGCGTGAGATATGGATATTTGATGAAATATACAAAAAGGGACTATTGAATAATCAATTAGCTGCTGAAATCATATATCATGGTTTTCAAAAAGAAGTTATTACAGCAGATTGTCAAGACCAACAAAGTATAGATGAACTTAGAACACAGTATGGTATAAGTCGAATTAAAAGAAGTTGGAAAGGTAAAGGGTCAGTACTTCAAGGTATACAGTACATTCAACAATTCAAGATATATGTGCTTCCTAGCTGTGAAAATCACATTATGGAGTTTAGCAATTACAGTTGGAAGAAGAATAAACAAACAGGTGAGTATACTAATGAACCGATTGATAAATTTAATCACTTAATGGACGCTATGAGATATGGTATTCAGAAGGTGAGAAAAGGTAAAGTTAAAACGCTTAATAAAGCAGTATTAGGATTGTAAAGGAGGTGACAAATGTTTACTTGTAGAGGTGAATTAACGCTAGATTTAATTAGAAAATATATAGAATTATTCAGGGCACAAGAATTACCACGCTTGAAAAAGCTAGAGCGCTACTATAAAGCCAAGAATGATACAATCATTAATCGTACATTCGAGGACGCTAGTAAGCCTAACAACAAATTAGCTCATGCTTATGCTGCTTATATCACAGATACACTATCGGCGTACATGGTAGGTAAGCCGGTATCTTATTCAGCGCAAGACGATATTCTAAATAGTGAAATTGCTAATATCATGAATTATAATGACTCCGCTGACAATGACCTATCCATCGCTGAAAGTCAAAGTATTTACGGTAGAGCCTATGAAGTCATGTATGTTGATGAAGATGGTCATACAAGGTTTAAATGCCTAAATACTTTAGAGAGTGTTCCGGTTTACGATGGCACTGTAGAGAATAACATGAAATACTTTATCCGCTACTGTGAGGAACAGGATCCAGTAACTTTTGTTACTACTGTTACAGCATGGGTATATGATGATGTTGGATGTAGTGAGTATAGAGGTTTAAGCGTAGGAGATTTAAAACTTATTGATACTGTAGAGAATGTATTTGGATATATTCAAATCAACGAATATATTAACAATAACTTTTACGAGGGTGACTTTGAAAAGGTTATTAGCTTAATAGACGCTTACGATTTGATGTGTAGTGATACGCTTAATGAGTTGGATTATTTTAGTGATGCTTATTTACTATTTGCTAACTGTGAGATTGATACAAATAGCGTTCAGGACATGAAGAATAATCGTATCATTCAAGCCACCAGTGGTGATAGTGGACAAGCAGCGGTTGTACAATGGCTTACTAAAAACGCTAATGATGTGCAATGTGAGAACACTAAGAAACGTACAGTTGATGAAATTCACAAGCTTAGTAAAGTTCCTAACCTGGACCCAAGTGCTTTTGTATCTCATACCACAGCTTCACACGTATTTTATAGTCTGCTTGCTACAGAGGATTTAGTAAGCAAGAAAGAGAAAAAATTTAAAAAAGGTCTACAGCAGAGGCTTGAAAAAATAGTACATTTGCTTAATGTTAAAGGCATTGATACAAATTATGATTATCGTGATATTGAGATTACATTTAACCGCAACATCCCACAAGGTTTAGAAAGTATAGCAGACCCAATTAGCAAGCTTAGAGACTTGATTAGTGATGAAACATTAATCAGCCTTATTCCTGGTATTACTAACCCTCTTGAAGAACTCAAAAAACGTGATGCTCAAAGAGAAAGAGAGCGAATAGACACATCTGGAATGTTAGGTGATGACCTTGAGAACTAATTATTGGGAAGAAAGATTAATAGGTAATCAGTACCGCAAAGGTACAAAGCGTATGGATAAGGAAATACTTAAGATTTACAAATCAACTACTAAAGAATTACAAGCCTTAGTGAATGACTTGTGGCTTAAGATGTTGCAGAATGGCTCGGTTAGCCAATGGCAGCTTTACCAATACGGTAGATACATTGTATTACAAGATCAAATAAATAAAATACTTACAGGTTTAGGACAGCAAGAAATAAGCATAATAAACTCACAACTACAAGCTTTATATGAAACCACTTTCACGGAATCCGCTCGTTATCTCGGCGGTGAAGGCTTAAGTGGTTCTTTTAGTTTGCTAAATCCTCAAACAGCCTATGAAGTGGCTAATGCTAACTTTAAAGGTGCTGCATTTAGTGACCGTGTTTGGAAAAGGCAAGACTTACTTAAAGAACAGCTTACAAGGGTTATTACTAATAGTGCTGTGCTAGGTAAGGACTGGAAAAGTGTAAGTCGTGACTTGGCTAGCAGATTAGAAGTAGGCTTAAGTGATAGTAGGCGGTTAGTAAGAACCGAGACTATGCGTGTGCTTAATAGTGCAGCAATAAACAAAGCAATAGAACGAGGATATGAATACTACAGGGTGCTACTTGAAGTTGATGCTTGTGACGAGTGTTATAGCGAGTACGAGGGTAAGCTTTTTAGCTTAAAAGGTGGAAGTCCACCACCTCTACATCCACACTGTCGCTGTTGCATAATTGTTGAAATGAATGAGGGTGAAAGAGTTGACGATTAGAATTTATTTTAAAGGTAAGTGTGTTGAGGTTGTTACTGATTATGATTTTAAAGAATATGTGTCGAATATTTATGAAGAAGAAGCAGATAACGAGTACTTGATTGCCAAAAAAGTAGATGGAAAAGAAATTGCTATCAGGTTAAGAGATATTGATTATGTAGAACAAATTTAAGCACTAGCGATTATATGAGTGAATGAGCTGTTACTAGGAGGTGGCAGAGAGTAGCTTGCTAGTGCTTTTTATATTGTCCACCATGACGCTATAAACTGAGGAATAAGTCGAAAGACGTTAAATTGGAGGAATTATGAAATTAAGAAATAGATACTTTAATACTTTTAGGACTGTAACACAGGCTGCATGGTTTAACTTACAATTTTTTGCGGGTGAAGATGATAACAATAATGAGGATGACAAACCAGCCGAAGATAAGACTCTAACACAAGATCAAGTTAATGACATTATTGCTAAGAGATTAGCTAAGGAAAAAGCTAAGTGGGAAAAAGACTATAATGCTAAACTAGAAGCTGAAAAAGCAGAAGCTGCTAGACTAGCTAATTTGGATGCTACACAAAGAGCAGAAGAAGAAGCTAAGAAAAGAATAGCAGCACTTGAAGAAAGAGAAGCTAAACTAAAACAAGCCGAGGACAAGTTAGAATGTGAGAATGTGCTTAAAGAGAGAGGTTTATCAACTTCTTTTGCGAACTTCTTACTTGGCGCTGATGCTGAGGTAACTTTAGCTAACATTAACAGCTTTGAAACAGCCTTTAAAGATGCTGTAAAAGCAGAAGTAGAAACAAGAATAAAAGGCAAGACACCACCTGCCGGAGGTGGAGATAATAAAGATGATGTTGTATCTAAAGAGGATTTTAAAAAGCTTCCACTTTTCGAACAAAACAAGCTTTATTTATCTAATCCGGAACTATACAAAACCTATTATGGCGCTTAAGAGGGCGCTTATTTTTATGCCAATAAGGAGGGCGATTACATGAAAAAGTTTATTACTAAAGCAAGAAATACTATTTTATCTTTACAATTTTTTGCAGACCCAACACATACACTTTATGCTAATAGCGTAATTGAGAACAAGATGACAGACTTAGTAAATACTAAGCTTGAAGCTAAGTCTTTAATGACTATTGATTACAGCTTAACCGAAGTAGCAGGTATGAAGAAAACTATTAATAAGTACACTTATTCAGGTGGTGTAGAAAAATTAGCAGCTGGTGCAAAAAATACTGATGCACAACTAGGAAAAGTTGTTTACGTTGGTACAGATTATACAGTATCTCGTTACCAACAAACTTTTAAATATCTTGATGAAGATGTTATGAAAGACCCATACTTCTTAGATGTTGCTACCACAGGTGCTTCTACACTCATGGCTAATCAAGTTAAGACTGAGTATTTTGCGGAATTAGCTAAGATCACAAATGCTACAACATGGCCAAAAGCATCAGCTTTTAAATATGATGATATTGTAGATGCTTTAGCTGTGATTGATCAAGAAGTAGAAGAGGGTATGTTCGTTATTATGAATAACACTCAAAGAAAAGAAATTCGTAAAGATGCTGATTTTAAAGCAGCTAAACAAGGTGAAATCCTCTATACTGGTCAATTCGGTACTATCGCCGGTATTCCTGTACTATTCTCAAAATTAGTACCTGCTGATACAGTTTATATCACATCAAAAGATGCTGTTAAGTTCTTTGTTAAGAAAGACGCATCTATTGAACAAGCGCGTGATGTAGAAGCTAAGAAAAATACAGTAGTTTATGCTCGTTATGGTGTAATCGCACTAGTAGATGAAACCAAGTCTATTAAAATGACAAAAGCTACAGCTTAATTAAAAGGTGGGTGAGGAGCTGTGTTAGAAAATATTAAAACGCTAACAGGTAATACCGATGAGGTGCTTATACAGCTCCTTATTGATAAAACCAAGAAAGAATTAGAGTCTACAGGTAAAGCGTATAGTGATACATGGGATAACGTAATTGAGGATATTGTAATCATAAAGATTAATCGACTTAATCACGAGGGCACTAGCCACTACGAAGCTGATGGTATGTCTGAGACATTTGTAAAAGGCTATCATAGTTATATTAACGACCAGCTATCGGCGCTAGGCTTACCTTGTATCGGCAGAGGGAGGGCGAAGCTATTATGAGATATATAAAGTTTACGCTCGAACAACTTGTAAGAGTACAAGACGCCTTGGGGCAGTGGAAAGAGTCGTGGGAACCTATACAAGATATTAGTGTAGCTACATCTAGCAAGCTTTATTCTACAGTTACAGATGATGCTGTGTACCGTAAGTATGCACCCACTGGTATAACTATGTTTAAAGGTTTTGAGAAGCGCGGTACTTATCGTATTCTTAATAACGATATAACTTATGAAGTACAGTCGTTTAATACTGATAGCAGGATTACACAGCTACTATTGAAAGAGGTGGTAATGAGTGAGTGATATTACTGTAATTATTAATGGAGCTGTTGCTGATGAAATAGATAAGATGTTAGAACACAAAATAGAGCGTGTCGGGCAATTTGCAGAGAATAAGGCTAAAGAAAATATGCAAGGGCATAATCGTAGTGGTATCTTGAGGGCAAGTATAAGTCATGATGTAAACGACTTAACTACTACGGTAGGTACTGACGTTGAGTATGCTGTACCGTTCCATGAGGGGCACGGAAGTTTTTCCGGAGTCCCTTTTTTGCGTGACGCTGTTTATAATCACGTATCAGAAATTATAAATATCTTAAAGGGGTGATTAGGTGGTACTTATTGAACTAATAACGATACTTAAAAATGACACTATCCTAAAAACTCTTTTAAAAGCCACAGTAACAAATACTAAAATAATGCCTATGCCGCTACTAACTGATGGTATAGGCTATAATTTTATACCTTTAACAAATGATGGCATTAAAGAACAAAGTCAGTTTGAGTTAACCATTATCAACACCGACCTACTAAGGTGTTACGAAATAAAAGAGCAGGTAGATAAATTACTTATCACGATTGGAGATACACCACTTACAAACAATATTTTAGAAGTGAGTCAAAATGGTGGTGGCTCCTATTATGATGATGATCTCAAATTTTATAAGTTAAAAGCAAATTATACTATTTTATCAAGGAGGAAATTAAATGGATAAATTGGCAGATACAACAGAAGTTACACTCGGTAGTGGCGATTTATATATGCAACTTTATGCAAATGCTATACCGGAAGACGCGGAGTTGGAAGTAGATGCAAATTGTGTGGCACATATTGATAGTGGCGCAACGCTTAAGTATGGGGTTACTTATAAAGATGTAGAGGATTCCAAGGGGCAAGTGGTAAAGAGCTTTATTACGAAAGAAGATGTTACATTCGGTACTGGAATTTTATCTTGGAATGGTGACGTAATTGCAATGCTTTGCGAAACTGCTAGAGTAACAACAACACCGGCCACAGCAGAAGCTAAAGGTAAACGTGTTACTAAAATTGGTGGTCGTGATAACGCTAATGGTAAGTATTATGTTATTCGCTTTAGACACAAAAAGGATGATGGTTGCTATATTCGTGTGACAATCAAGGGTAAGAATACAGCAGGATTCAGTCTACCTTTTGAGAAAGAAAACGCTACTGTAATTGATGCTGAGATCAAGGCATTTGCACAAGATGCAGAGGGTACATTAGTAATTATAGAAGAAGAATTACCACAATTAAGTGCTTAAGAGAGAGGGAAACCTCTCTTTTTTATTTGTATAAAGGAGGAATTTTAAGTGGCTTATAACTTAGCGAAAAAGTCAAATAAGGTTAAAACATGGGAAATTGCCCTTGATGAAGAAGAAAAAGAGATTGTACACGTGAAAAGGTGTAGCCAGGAGGTATTCGTTGAAATAGGTGAACAAGTATCCGGAATGAGTACGGAAAATGTAGCTAGCGCTCTTGCTACTATAGGGGACTTAGTACTTAAGGTGCTTAATAACAATGTAGAAAAACATGTATTTACGAAAGAATGGCTAGCAGATCAAGGTTACGACATTTTTACACAAGGTGAAATTTTACAAGATTACTTTATGTGGTGCCAAGGAGTTTTAGCAAACCCAAACTAACAATCCCCTTTGCTCACTTTAAAGATGATGACGAGGGGAAAAAGTACGACATTTCTACTCTTTTTACCTACGAGGATAACGTCGTAGCTACTTATAAGCAAGTAGCGGACTATTGCAATATGAGCTATTTAGATGTTAAAAAAATAGACTTCTATGAGTTTGCGTTGCTTAGTCGCAATGCGTATATAAACAACATTTTAAAATGTCCAGGTGGTAAAAAAGCACTTGCTGATGGTATAAGGCTAACAACTAAAGAGTGTGATTTACAAGGCTTAAGAAGTCTTAAGAAGAAATTAGAGGGGGTGAATAACAATGGCTAATTTAAATTTAGCTACGCTATCCATTAAGGTGGCTATTGATAAAACAAATGTAGCTAGTGAACTTAATAAGATAAAAGAAAGTCTAACGAGTGTTGGTGCAAACGGTCAAACTGGACTTGGAAATTTAAAAAATGCATTGTTAGGAGCCTTAGACCCAACTAAATCTCTTGGCGCAAACTTAGGAAGTCTTAAGAGCACACTTATAGATCAAGTTAGCGCCGTGGGTGGTTTACAAGCCGCTTATGTTGCGTTAGCTGTTGCTGGTATAGCTATAGCTACTAAGGCACTGCTAGATTTTATTAAAGCTTCTGTGCAAGTTGGTATAGGGTTCGAAAAGCAAATGTCTAAGGTTAAAGCTATTAGTGGTTCTACAGCCGAAGAAATGAAACTTTTAAATGATAAGGCTAAAGAAGTAGGTAAAAACACAGTTCTTACAGCAAGTCAAGCCGGTGAAGCTATGGAATATATGGCAATGGCTGGATGGAAAGTTGGCGATATGCTAGCTGGTATAGACCCACTGGCTAACTTAGCTATTGTTAATAATGGTGATTTAGGTAGAACATCAGACATTGTAACAGATGCTTTAACTGCTTTTGGAATGAGCGCAGAAGAAACTGCTAGATTCTGTGACGTGTTGGCCCAAGCGTCTAGTAACTCTAACACTAACGTAGATATGATGGGCGAAACATTCAAGTATTGTGCCGCAGCAGCAGGTGCTGCCGGTTATAGTATTGAAGATGTAGCCTTAGCGACGGGTCTTATGGCTAACAGTGGTGTTAAAGCTTCTATGGCTGGTACAGCACTTAGACGTATGTTTACCGAACTAGCAACAGGTTGTAAGGTTAGTTCTAAAGCTTTTGGAGAAATGGACATAGCTACAACTAATTCGGATGGTTCCATGCGTGAGCTTAAGGATGTAATTTTAGACTTACGAGAAGCTTTTGACCAAATGACTGAGTCTGAAAAGATAATGAATGCTGAGTCTATAGCAGGTAAAACTGGTATGTCCGGCTTTTTAGCTGTAATTAATGCAGGTGAAGCTGATTTTAACAAGCTTGCTGATGCAATAGATAATTCGGCAGGTGCAACAGACCGCATGGCTAAGACTATGGCTGATAACGTAGATGGTCTTATTAAGGGTATACAAAGTAAGTGGGAGTCTGTTCAAATTGCAACTTTTGAAATGCTAGAGCCTATCATAAGCCGTATGCTTATATGGGTTGATGCGGTTTTAGGTCTTTTTTCTGATTTGTATAACAAAGTAGCTGCGATAATCGGAAATATAATAAATATCATGACCGCGTGGATAGAGCCAGTTATCGCGGTTTTTAATACGGTTGTAGAGTTGTTAAGTCCTATTTTAGACGTAATATTTGAAGCTGTTAACGGTGTTTTTGGAAGAATAAGCGAATCTATGAATAGTTTTATTGAAGGTTTCAAGAATGTGCTAGAAGGTATTAAGTTAGTACTTGAGCCTGTTATTAAAGTTATAGCAAGTATCCTAAGAGTGGCCTTAGGTGTACTCACCTTAAACATGGATATGATTTTGGGAGGTTTTAAAGACGCTGCCGATGGAGCTACTGGTTTTTTTACGGATGTACAGAATGTAGGTGTTAAGGCTTGTAACGGTGTAATAGACGCTTTAAATCTTATTCCTGGTGTAAGCATTGATAAAATGCAAGAAGTGCAAACAAACCTAGACGGAACAGGCGCAAAAGCAACTGAAACGGCAGAAGCTACAGCAAATGCCATAAAGGCTATCCAAGAGGAACTAGAAAATGACTTAAAAGGTTTAGATGATACGTATAAATCATACATGGATGCTCGTTTAGCAGAATATGAGAAAGAACTTAAAGAAAAGTATGACATGACAGACCTACAGGACGTTAAACGATTCAATGAAAAAATGCAAATGCGAGAAAAACAACTACAACGAGAGGTTGATTTAGATCGTGCAAAAGAAGAAAAGAAATTGAAAGCTAAAGCTGAGATTCAAACAAAACTACTTGAAATGGATGAAAAGTATACAAATGAAACTCAAAAGCTAGCCGACAAGCAGTATCAAGCATACAAGGAAATGTATGACAAGATGGGTAAATTACAAAAAGCCGCATCCGGTAGCACATATACAACAATGGCTACTCCTAATGTAGGTGGCTATGCTACTGGTACTAACTACGCTACACAGGGATGGCACTGGGTAGGCGAAAAAGGAAGAGAACTCATGTACTTTGGTGGTGGGGAGAAAGTTATTAATAATCAACAGAGTGAGCAGATGGTTAATAGTGGAGCTACACACAACACTTTTTATGTCACTATTCCAGCCAACAGCGTGAAAGAATTTGTGGATGTAGTGGAGATGTGTAACAATGCACAAGTAAATATGAGAATGGGGTGAGGTAGTTGATTAATAAAATGTTTGATTTTCCTTATATTGAAGGATATTTATATAAAGCTAGCACACCTAATACCGTAGGCACAAGAATATTAAATGGAACTGAATTCACTTTAGCAAGCACGGATGTCGTATTATTGAAATTTGACATGTCAGCTATGAATAGTTCTCCCAGTGTTGCACTTAGTAGGTTTATGCTGTCCTCTATTAATGAAGAACAATCTAGATTTGGAGAGGTGGGATATCTAGGTTCTGCATTTAACGCAAATACAACTTACAATACTATTCCTAGCAAGACAAAAATATATAGTTTAAACAATGTATTATACGATTACGGAAAAGTATATTGGTTGACAAATGATGGCTTTAAAAACGCTCAATATGGGGTTTATTTGACAGGAGTTACTGGAACGTTTAGAAACTTTGGACTCCATTTAAGGTGGTATGAATATTCTATCACTCCAGTAGTAACAGGTGCCAACATAGAAAGTGATAATTTTACTATTACTTTTAATGCGCCACTAGCAGATAATTACACCGTAACAGCTATACAAAACAATGCTGCAATTGGCGCTAAGACAGGCACAAAAACATATAATGACGCGGCAGATACAGAGGTAACTATTGCTAATAGTGAACTATCCTATAATAGCTTGTTGCCCATTACGTTTAAAGTAGAAGCTGGATACCATAAGGATACTTCTGAACCCCAACAAGATGGCAAAGCTTATTATTATGTTGGAGAAACACAACAAGTCATTACTTACAATAGCCCAAGTATTATCAGCCTGGAACCTGACAATGTAAACCAAAACGCAGATAATAATATTACTGTATCTTGGGTTGCTGCTAACCAAGAAACTTATGTGTTAACTATAGATACATTAACTTATAGCGGAACCACTCAACATAGCCTGGTTGTACCAGCTAAAACGCTAAGAAGTGGAACCAAAACAATGACTTTAAAAATAACTAAGACTTTATTTGGGCAACTGTTGACGGCTACTAAAACTGTTACATTTTTAGCATACGCTACCCCTAATACGCCACAGCTAGAAGATATAAGCATTTATAATAGCGCTACTCCTACGTTTAACTGGATTTGCGTTGATGCTTATACAAGCTATCACTTTAAAATTAGTAATAGTGAGGGAATAGAGGTATTAAATACCAACGAAGTGGTAAGCAGCGATACATCTTACACATCTACTTATGCACTTGCCAATAATAGCACGTATACAATAGCAGTACGTGTTAAAAATCAATTTGGACTATGGTCTGCATGGAATACTAAAGAGATTACTACAGCGTTTGTGGTGCCTAACAAGCCTAATGTTAATGTTTATGCTACAAACAAAAACAGCATAGTTATTAACTTTAACATTACCTATAATGCAGAGTTTGAAAAAGCCGAAATTTGGCGAAAGTCTCCTAGAAGTGAATGGATTAGAATAGCTTATAATCTCGATAATAATTTTACTTATGAAGATGAATTCTTGGGAAGTGGAACACATTACTATAAAGTACGTGCTATAGGGACAACTGGGGGAATCATAGAAAGTGATGTGGTTAATGCAAGTATTAGTATAAGCAATTTTAACTTTGCTAATTGCGACGACCTAACACAATCTATAGAATTTATAGGTGATCCTAGTGTGAGAGTACAAGAAATTAGGCAAATAGTTACTACCATTTATGCCGGATGCGCAGCTCCTAAACCAGAAATAGGAGAAGTTAAATATAAGATTGCAACGTGTAGCTTTACTGTAGAGTCTAGCGAATATGATGCTTTTATGGACATATTTGATAGCAGCGAAGTAATACTTTATCGAGACTGTAGAGGGGAAAAGATTTATGGAAAAGTTACATCCAATGTTACAAAAACACCGATTACTAACAGCTTGTACAGTATGGGGTTTACCTTTACAGAAGTAAGCTTTATTGAGAAAGATATGTATAAAGGTGATGGCAATGTCGCTGTCGTGTTCTTTGATGGAGCATATCAATTTGACGGAGCCGTAACATTTAACGGAGAGGGGTGAGTAAGATGTCTACAAGGTATTTAAGCTTCCAGTATGAGCTACTTGACAACACTAATACATTTAAAAAGAAGCTTTATAATGTAGAGTCTTGCTCTATTTCCTACAAATTTCTAAGCCAACTAAAATCTAGTGCTACTATTGTTATGGATGATGATAGTAGCATTGATTATTTAAAGGATAGAATTAAGGTTTACATGACTTTAAATAAAGTCAGGGTAGCGCTAGGGGTGTTTATGCTGTGTTCTCCTAGCAGAAATATTACAGGAACCAAAAAGACTAGAAATATTACAGCCTACAGCTTATTGCAGATACTGCTTGATGACAAGGTTACTACTAGGTACACGGCAGTTGTAGGAACTAATGTTGTGAATGAGGTTAAGAGATTAATAGGCAACAATAATAGTTATAATATTCCCGACTCTACAAAGACCCTTAACAGCGAATTTAACTACGAAATAGGCACTTCTAAGATTGAGATTATTAATGACTTACTAGCCAGTATAAATTACACAAGTCTTTGGGTCGATAAGGATGGAGTATTTAAAGCCGAACCTTACGTACTACCAACAGACAAAGAACATGTAAAAACGTATGAGGATAATGAAGCTAGTATAATTTTACCGGACATGGTGGATGAGCCAGATTTATTTTATGTGCCTAATGTATTTGTACGCTATACTAATAACTTAGATGTGGCTACTCCATTAAGCTTTACTTACACCAATAACAACGCTGACAGTCCAACATCTACGGTTAATCGTGGACGTAATATAGTTGATGCACAGAGTGTAGAAGCTACTGACTTAGTTACTTTACAAGCAATAACTAAAAAAGCCGCTTATGAGTATAACAGCAAGTTTAGTCATCTAAGTTTTGAAACAGCAATAGACCCCGATGTTATGGATTTATATATGCCAAACATATGGATTAAGGTTGGTGATATAAACGCTAAATATACAATAACAGCCATTACGTTTAAATGTGCTGTAGGCCAGCAATCAAAAGTAGAAAGTAGAAAGGTGGTGGCTATATAGTGAAAGATAGTTTTAGTATTTTAAATGCAGAAATTGAAAGGCTGAAGAAGCAACAGCCTACATTAAAATGTGGAACTGTCACAAGCACTTCGCCATTTCAGGTGCAATTTGATGGAGAAGATTCTAGTAATACTTATAAAAAACCTAAAGCGTACACACCTACCTTAAATGACAGGGTGTGTTTTTTAGTGCAAGGTAATAATTATATTTGTTTAGGGGGGTATGAATAATGAATGCTTTAACTAGATTTGAAAGCACTACACCAGTAAGATATGACGTAATGAATGATATGTGTACGGAGGTAGAAGCTAGAGACACGAATTTACAAGAACAAATCAATGTTTTAAACACTATAGAAGAAGTAGATATGCTAAATGGATGGCAACACAACGATGGAACAACTAAATGCAAAATTTCTAGGGTCGGAAATACGGTAACGATTACCGACTTTTTTGTGACTGGCGTAAAAACAGACCCTACTACAATAATGGTTTTACCTGTCGGATGTAAACCAATTATAGCATTTGATATAGGAATGGAGTCTTATACTTCTACTCCATTTTCTCCTAACACAATGTTTTTTAGTTTTGCACCTAACGGGGTAGTATCTGTAAGAGGAACACCTAGTGACACATATGTAAGATTTATTTGTACTTTTGTGTGTAATTGGGAGGGGTGGTAATATTGGAATATTTAAGAAATAAACATGGGATATTCACAAACAATGAGACAACAGGACAAACAGCCGAGGAGGTTTATGCACAATATCTAAATGATTATTTTGACTTAATAGATGGAGAATATGTGCCAAAACAAATTGATATTTGTCCAGAGCCTACGACAGAAGAAAAACTTAATGAATTAATAGCGGAATATAATGAATTAAAATCAAGAATGACAAATACTGAAGAAGTCATCATGGGAATCATGATGGAAATATAGAGGAGGAAATATTATGTATTACAATTTTATTTTAAGTATGTGGGTAATGGGTAGATGTACAGAGGATTTTGTAAGGGGGCAGCAAGAAAAAGGAAGAATTACAGAAATTGAAATGAACGTAATTTTAGCAACACCACAAATACAACAATAATTTAATCTAAGGCATAGAGAAGCACATAGTGATATGTGTTATTTTTATGCCTTAATTTCAGAAAGGGGAACGTGATGCAAAATGCTTATTGGATTATTAGCTTAGGAATAGCTATGCTAGGTTTTGTTTTTGGCCAAATGCAAGGGCAAAGAAAGCGAGGTTATGAAGATGGAGTCATCAAAGCTTCGTTAGATACTCTTACTAATAAGGTTAACGAATTATCTACTAAAATAGATGATATTAATATAGGAGAATTACGACAGCGTGTAAAAGCATTAGAGAAGTCGGTTTTTAAGGAGCGTGAGTAAATGGCGCTAAAATGGGTAAGCAAACCGAAGAAGAAAAAGAAAATCGAATACAGCAAACGTATCGTGGCTATAGTGCTTAGTTTTTGTATTATAGTCACTTTGTTTAGTATGGGAGCTATGATTTATCTACGTGACTTATCAGCATTATCTACTCTAATTATGAGCGTATTTGGTGAGACAGGGGTAGTCATAGCCTTTTACTTAGATAAGGCCAAGAAAGAGAATATTAGCAAAGGGGCGAAGAAAGATGAAAGTGAATTGGAAACAGAAACTTAGTAGTAGGAAGTTTTGGATAGCCTTAGTGGGATTTATTACATCTATTCTAGTGGCTTTTAATGTACCTACGCTCACTGTAGAGCAAGTTACAACTATTGTTATGGGTGGTGGAACATTAATCGCTTACATCCTGTCTGAAGGATTTATAGACGCTAAGCGAGTAGAGGAGGGCAATAAGGATGGAGATACAACAAAAACTACTAACAGTTAATCAATACAGTAGACCAGGTACTAAATTAAAGCAGGTTAAAAACATAGTAGTACATTGGGTAGGTAATGCAAATTCTACAGCAATAGCAAATAGGAATTATTTCGAGAGCCTAAAAGAGAGAAAGTCTTTTGCTAGTTCACACTACATCATAGGACTTCAAGGAGAAATCATCCAGTGTGTGCCAGAAAGCGAAATTGCTTATCATGCTAACAATGCTAATAGCTATTCTATAGGTATAGAGGTATGCCATCCTGATTGGCAAGGTAAGTTCTCAGAAATAACCTACAAGAGCCTTATTAACTTACTAGCAGACTTATGCAAGCGCTACAGTTTAGAGCCTACCACAGCGATTATAAGGCACTATGATGTAACTAAGAAGCTATGTCCTAAGTATTATGTAGAGCATAGTGGAGCATGGTTACAGTTAAAACAAGATGTAAAAGTTAATATGGGTACAGAAGATACAGAATTAAAGAAAGCTGCCGAGATATTATACAAGCGAAACATTATATCAGTTCTTAGTGCATGGGATGATGTGACTAAATTTAAACTAGAATACGTTCCAGGTCTATTAAAGAACATGGGTGGCATAGATAGGTTGGTTAAGGATAAGATAATCTCAGATAAGCTCCTGTGGGAGTATAAGCAGTACAATGCTAATCATGTAAGAGATTTAATTATAAAGTATAGTAAACTAGGGTAGGGCCAAAAGCCGTACCCTTCTTTTTTTATGCTAAAACGTAGATTTGTTGTTAAAGTTAATTAATATAAAAGTACATAACTATAAATTATACAAAAAAATTCTAAATAATATAAAAAAACATTGAAAAAACATAAAAAATAATGTAGTATCTAATCATCAGAAGCGCACTCAAAGGGGAGCTAGAATTAGCATACTTTTGAGTGTTTTCTATTGGCCCTTGTTTTTAATATAAATTTAAGGAGTGATTGATATGTGTATCTTAAAAAATAAAAAAACTGAAAAAAAGTTATACTGTCTACTAACACAACTAGGTTATAATTTCTCTGAGTTCAAAAGTAGTAAGAAATATAGAATAATATTCCAAAAATTAGTTTATGCTATGCAACGAAATGGTTTTAATTTTGGATATAGCTATAACCTATATATAAACGGACCTTATTGTCCAGAGCTGGCATCAAAGGGGTATGACATGGTGGCCCACCTTGACGAATTTGAAACAGATCCAACTCCATTTGTATTGAGTGTTAGTGGTGAAGCAAAACTTGAGAAAGTAAAACAATATCTAGATAATAACTATGATGACAGTGATTGGCTAGAAACTATTGCAACTTTAGATTTCCTAAAAAACGAGTTTTTTGATACGGATACGAGTAAAGAAGTGATATTCGCTAAATTTGCTACAATAAAACCTCATTTATATCAAGGTCATGAAATGACTTTAAGTAGAGCATGGGAATTAGTTGAAGGAGTTCAATAG